AGCCGAACCAGCAGCCGTCCGTATATCAGTATCCGTCAGCAATCTCTGAACATTAATCCCACTCATAGTTATATCCTCACAAGGCAGGTATAGGCTACACCCAGCGCCGTATCGCACTTGACGCGGATGGAAGTGCGCGAAACGTCCAGGTCGATTGATACGCCCGGCTCAAGCGCGAACCAAGTCGAGCCATCGAATGAAACGTCTATCGTTTCAGCAGCATCCTCGTTTTTGACGTAGATGGACTTAGACGTTCCGCCGAAGTTGATGGTTGTTACCTCGCCCATTGCAGCGCCGCTTGTTGTCCCAGAAAGGTCAACGGCTGATGTGGCAACCGGAGTAGATTGCACTGCAACGGGTACGGGATTAGCCGAGGTGTTACCTATTTCCACATCGACGGAGCCGCCAACTGTAACCGGAACCGCATTTTCAGCAGTATTTTCGATGGTAACTGCATCGACAGTAGCCAATACCTCGATATTTTCACCACCTACTATGTTGACATTAACCGCTCCATCATCAGTGCCGGAAATCGGCCTATAGTCATTATCTGCGGTTATAACTTCAATAATCCTAGACATAATTATTTCTCCTCCCGGACCCGCTCAACTCCACCGAAAGCCCGGTTCAACATTCTTGCGACCGCGTGCATATTCTGCCAGGATTGCGGTTCAGATTGCCCTTGCTCACTATCGCCGTATTTGGGCATAAAATCTTTGATCTCGTAGGGCTTTGACCTTTTCTTTGGATCCCTGTTGACATTAGCCAAAATACAGCAGATCATAGCAACTCGCGCGTCATCCTGTTTGCACTTGACCTGCAGCCGCTTAACGAGCGCGTCATATTCTGCCAGTGTGAGGCTCCAAAACTCCTCATCCGACAAACCTAAATCGAACCGCCCGACCGACCACATCGTTAGCCAGTCGAGCTTGTCTCGTTTCCCCCTGCTCCCGATTTCTTATCGCCTTTTGGCAAGGCTGCATTGATGACCTCTAGTAGCTTGTAAGCAACATCTTTGATGTTCGATATGTTGACCAGGCGGGAAGCGTTTCTTATGCCTATTTCCATCCTCGATCTGTTGGCTGCAGCCGATACCACGCCGTACCTATCAACATCCTCCGGCAGCGGTTCAGGAGTCATTGCTGAGTCATACCCGCCCGTGCAGGCCCACAGTAGCGCTTGGATGTCAACGGCGGTTATGGCGTTGCGGTCAATCAGTTCACCGAGGATTGTGTATTCCACCCTCTCTGCAGGGCCGTCCAAACTATCCCGACCGTCTGCAATTTTGGCGCTGCGCACTGCATCGAATATCGGCTTGATGAACTGCAGAACACCCCGGCCAGTAGCATCTTCAAAATCCCGCATAGCGCCTATATCGAGCCTTAAATCCAGCATCTGGCCGTCAATCTCCAGTGTGACCGGCTTAACAACTGCGCGTTTTTTCCCCATATTTCTCGCTTACACCTTCTCTAGTAAAAACGGTAAAAACAGTTGTGGCCGCCCCATATAAGAGCAGCCACATTACAACATCAATTTCCGCGCGGAATCACAGGACTAACTGCCTGATGCACCGCTCCAAACAGGAGTCCCTGTGACCTTGAAGGTTGCGGAAAACGGCAGTATCCCGTCAACCGGCGCATCACCCAATTTGAGCCTGGTCACAATAGCATCAAACTCCCAGGTTGCCCCATTGGGGAAGGTCATGATCATTGCCCTTACCCCTCCGTTTGTATCCTGGTTGTAGTGATCTACAACCGCGTTTTGGCCTGCATCCCCTGAGTCGAGTTGACCCTCGACCGAACATTCACCGCCGTCCCTGAGTCCCTGGATATACTGCATATACCCTTCTGCATTGTCGTGGTTTGTTGCATCGAGCGCATTTGCAGTCATCTCCAGGCCACCGATATTGGTAAGGCTTCCTATCTCCTCCAGGCCCGCATCGGCATAGGCCAGGGTAGTTCCGTAACTTTTCTGTGCCATTTCATAACACCTCGCTTAACTGATATCAGCTAAAATATCCACGTCTATGGCGACGTGGTGAACCTTCGCTTCCGATTCATACAAATCGGTTTCGTTGATAACAAACGCCGTTACATCCAAAAGCTCTCCCATTTGCCCGGAATAGCCGGACAGCGCCGCCTTGACTTCCTCGGCAAGCAGCTTTGCATCCGAATAAGTACGGGCAAACGCGGATACCTGAAAACGGCCCCGTTCCATGCCGGTATCGCCCTGATGGTCGATGATAGGCGCTCCTGTTATCCGTTGGTACCTGCAGGCAGGCAGTTCCACATCATCCGGGAAAACAGACGGGTAAACCGGCCTCGATAACTCCTCAGACAGATATGTATACAGCCCCTCTTCGATAGTCATTTGATACCGTCCAACTTTGACCGGATAGTCGTTGCGAACACCTCTTCGATGTCATTCCTGGTAATCTCAATTGCCCGCCGCAAAAACGGCTGAGCAGCCATATGCACCGTGCCATACTCCACATATGGGGCATACTCGACATTGGTGCCTATGACAACCGAGTTATCCGAACCGTCGTGGGTCACGCCGTCGCGCTCATCAGGTGTGTAGTTAGGCCCCGGCCTTGGACTGCTTTTAGCTGTTTTGGTAGCGTAGGTAATCGAGCCTTTCAGCCGTCCTGTGTCAATAGCTGCAAGCTCAATCGCCTGACCTTCAACCACTATCCCAACCGCTTCGAGCGCGGCCTGAACAGCCTCATCCATCACCTGCCGTGCCTGATCGAACTTATTAGACATTTGATACCCACAACATATCTACCTGAAGCAGTGAACCAATGCTCATAACATCGTTCACGGCTTTGACCTCGTAAATAGCATTGTCGTAGACTACGCGGTCGCCCGGTTGGATGTCTAATGGCGGATCGGTATATAGCCTGTAGTCCGCATCGTAGCCATGCACGCTTGCTATATACCGCTTGCTTCCCGTCAGATGCCGAAGCACGCCGGAGAACTCCAGGTTCGGTTCTTCAGGCCAAACTTCGACACTTGCGCCAAACTCGTCGCGCTCTGTGGATTTCCTGAACGACTCGAATCCATCCTTGACAAGCTCTGCGAAATAATCAGACAGGCTCATACAAACCTGACCTTTCGGTATGGATTGAGCAGGCTAATGATGGGTTCAGGCCATTTTGTCGAATAAGCCCAAGACGCATCACCAAGCCGCCTGGATTCAAGTCCCTGAGTGTTAGCCAGGAACTCCTGAGCCTTTTCTATAAACAGGTTGACCCCTGCAGGCGCATTCTCGCTAGTCCAGGATTGTTTGCATTGGTAATTTGCAAAATCGAGCAAAGCAGCCGCAGTTTCGGTGGAATCCATAGCCATAATTTAGCCTCCAAAAGCCCGGCACATCCGTTCGTGACGCCTGCCGTGGCGCATCCGCCCGCGAGCATGTCTCATCCTGTTGACCGGTTGCTGCGGAGTATCTGCAGCAAACCGCTCACTCGCTTCTACGATTGCGACTGCAGCTCGTTCAGCGCATTTGCCGTCAGTATATGTATAAGCATATTTGACGGCAGCGCGTCTGAGCTTCTTCTGCACAGGCGGATCAATAAGAGCTTCCTCAACCGCTTTGATGAGATCACCTTTTTTGTTGCATTGGACTCCCACATCGGCGTGTTTCCAGAAGCGCAGTCCGAAATCTACATTGCGTCGGTAAAATGGCGCGTTGCAGACTACAACCGGCCTGTCTAGTGACGCGAACTCATACATTGCCGACGTTGCATCAGCAACCAGAACATGGGCGCGTTCAAACACCTCGTCAAGATCACGAACTACCTCAATCCCCAATTTCTCATAGATTGGAGCGATTTCGTCTATGATGTTGGGGTGGCCGTGACCGATAACCTTATACTTAGCTGCCAGCTTGGACAGCTCGTGTTTGTAGTAGTCAAACGCCGTGCCTGCCTCCGGTGCGATTTTGCATCTCCAGTGCCAGGCAAGCGCAATAACCGGTTCCTCACCCTTCTTGAGCCGCTTTTTCGGACGATTGTGCCAGGTGTCGAGCTTCGGGCAACCTATCACTACCACCGGGATCTGCGGATTGCCAGCACGCTCTATCTCTGCTATCTGCTCATTTGTAGAAAGCATCAATACAACATGCTGACGGTTCTTTGTAGTGCCTGGGTAGTTAGGCAGGCTCTTATCCACATCGAAGTTGAATCCGACGCCGTGCATGATGATGACCGATTTACGGCCCACTTTGTCAGTCCATTCAGAATCAGCATGGCCTGCAAGCAGCACAAGGCCGTTTGACTGCCTCAGTGTTTCCGTGATATGCGGCTTTGTGATCGCTTCAGCCTTAATCCCGTACTTGGCTGCATGTTCTACGAGCGGCTGGGTTACAATGAACCTTCCTCGCTTTTCAACAGGCAGCGCGTTCCAGATCGGCGCTACATGGTCGATGTAGTGGCGCCCCTTTAGTATCAGGCAGTCAACAGGTTCACCCTTCGGCTTTTTGTTCTTAAAGGCTAACAGACGGTCTGGATTGTACAGTTTGGCAAGCTGCTGGTAGACCTTAAACCTGCGCTCGTTTGCTATTCTGAAGGGGGAGTTGCGAGCCGCACTCACAGCTCGTGGGTGCGACAAATGATGAATGGTATCAGGCAGACGCTGTGCCTTTCCCCACAACTCGTTTAGCATCAATTCGAAAGCATTGTCTTCAAATCCCCAGCCGATGAAATTTTCATCATAGCCGCCAATCATATCCCAAGCAGCGCGCGGAAGGATGTTGATAGCGCCGGGGCCGTGCGACGGTCCTGAGCAAACATCATATTCAACGGGCAGTGGATCGTCGGGATTTCCTTTGAGGATGCAGACCGTGCTTTTTTCATCCAGGCGTTCGCAAATAGTAAACGGAATCATCCATTTTGCTTTGCCGGATTTAACCAATCCTACAGCCTGCTCGATTGTAGACTGGTCAAATATCACGTCTGCATCGGCAATGACCAGGATACTTCCCTTTGCCCTTGCGACTGCGTTGTTGATCGCGCGGGCCTTGTTGTAGGCAAGACACCCTGAATCATCATCTGAGACAATTATCTCATAAGCCGGGAAAAGAGCTTCCCAGCGCGCCACAACATAATCCAGGATTTTGTCGCGCCTCCCGCCGTTGTCGCTTCTGTAGGGTATAATCACGGATACAGTTGTTTTCAAGCTGAATGCCTCCTCAATAAATCAGGGCAGATGCAATAATCTACATCTGCCCCATTAGCTTGCTGGTAAATACCAACTAGGAGCCTTCGACAGCAGTCAGCCGGTATTTGAATTGAACGATCTTGATAGCCTTGGTTTCCCAGGCTTTTTCCCAGTTGTCAGCGAGTTCGCACTCTGCATTACTTGGAGTCTGACCGGTGCAGGTGTTATCCTGCCATGCAACTCCCTTCGGGTGCAGGATAAAATGACGCCTGTTGGTCAGATAGTCCTGACCCTTGAGGATGTCCCTGTCCGTCTCTACCGCCTCAGCGATCTTGCGGTCTGCATACGCAATAGCGCCAGGGCCGAACAGATAAGACGTGTATACGCCGTCTGAGTACGGGCAGCCGTCATCCTCAATGATCCGTTTGCCAAGGTAGGTCTTGATCGTGGCCTTCCCTTCTGAATCGGGAATATAGTCGATCAGGTCGAGTTTGCTCAGGTGTGTCACCGATGCTGAGTGCATCATAATCGCAGACAGGTTGTCGCGTGCATCACCAAGGAGCTGCAATGCGTCCAGGGTTGTCTCAGCCGAAAGGATTGAATCGTTCCCGGACTCACTGGAAATATCAAGCAAGCTGTCTTTCATACTCTCGGACGCAAACACACCCTTGAGTGTGGACAGAAGTATTGCCTGCATTCGCCTTGACCAATAAGCAGCGACAAGATCGCCAATTGCTTTCATTGGGTCGTCGCCTGCCAGGTATCCGGCTAGGTCGTTGTCTCCCCAGGCGCGGCCTCTCATATGCAATACTGCAACATCCTGATTGGAAGTGATGTTGCCCGGAATCAGCCCGACGCCCTGATCTTCAAGGACCTCGTCATCCCCGTCCAAATCGTTCCAGTAAGGCAGGTTGAATGTCCTGCCGCCACCGGAAATAAGATCGGCATATCTGGAATCACCTGACACGATCCCGCTCTGCCACAGTGCTGAAAGCTCCGTCGTGCGCTGTATGACATACGGCGCAAACACTTCCGGCACGATTACATCGGTTACTTTGGTTACGGCCATTTTGTTTCACCTCTAAAAGCCCTTTCGGGCAATAATTTTGCTGTAGTGATTTTCCTACTTCGACACTTTAGCTTCATCCATCAGCCGTTTGGCTCTCTCAGGGTCTTCGCGCATAATCTGGCCCTGCCTGGTCAGGTTGAACGACTCCCGTTTCCACGGGTTTGGCTCATCTTTCGGCTTTGGATCTCCACCCGCTGGAGGCTTGCCGCCGCCTGCCTTGAACCGTTTTTCAACCTCAGCAGTCACGGAATCGCGATATATCTGCTCAAACTCGTCGATGTTGGCCGCAGTTGCTGTTTCGTCATCACCAACAAACCGCTCGATGACTCCAACAGGCAGCCCCTTCTCGGTTGCGGTTTTGATAGCGTATGCAATCAACTCTTTGCGCTTGGCATTCCGCTCAGACGCTTCGAGTTTGGCCTCGATCTCTCTTAGCCGCTTATCGCGTTCATCTTCTGCCGGGAATTTCTTGTCGTGCAGCTCCTCTACGAGCCTGTCCAGGTTGTTCGCCTTCCAGGTTTCGATACCCTGGGTAACGGCCTTGTCCACAATCGGCTTGATGAATTTTTTGCCTTCATCAGTTTCCAGATATGCTTTAGCGCCCTCCGGTGTCACCTTCGATAACCCCGCAAGGTAGCTTAAAACGTCCTGATCGGCTTTATGCTCCTCCAGCCATGCTTGAATCTCTGCAAGTGTCATTTTTTATCCAGCTCCTTAGCCCTTCCGGTTCAAGCCCGAAAGTGCGGTAATTAAAAATCCCCTCCGTCCAAGCCGAAGGGGTAGATATACAATGTGGTATAATCCCGATAAAAGGGAGGAATATCTATGTTTGAATTGATACTATTTCTTATTCTGGTTTTCGGTATTATGGGTATTGTCGGAATAATTGTGTTTATTTCAGTATTGCTTCACCCGTATTTCTTCCCCGAAAAGAAAAACAAGCAGGACAAACAGAATAACGAAGATTAGAGTTTCGACTTACGCAT